AGCAAATGATCTGCTAGCAAATTTGTATTTTTGAGTTATTGCGTCAACTCCTTTGTGTAGACCATCAAGTCCAGAAATAGAATTTATGTGCTGTAGTAACAATTCCTGTCCACCTACTCCCGCTGGTGGTAAAATAGTTACTTCGAACAGGTTAGCCTGTACTGGCTCAAAATTTCTGCCTTTCTTTTGTGTTTGATCCTCTGAATAATGTGGTAAAGCCATATCTTTAATTTCTTATTTTATTTATATATCTAATTTTATTATGCAAAGTTTCCAGTTGCAATTTCTCCTGTATTTAAGATTGTTACTCTCGATACTAAGATTTCAAGACCTTTAACCGGCTCAACGTAAGTATCTAAAATACCCATGTTGTTGTCAATAACTTCGTTAGTGTTGTTAGTTCCGTCCATGATGTTTCTGTAATCGTAAACACCACCATCTTTCTTAACTGACTCCATAAAGTTGTCTGCTAAAGTCTTAATCTCTAATCTCGTTTGAGCGTTATTAAATTCGAATAAGTAATTCTTTAAGATTTCAGCAAGTCCATCTTCAATGTAAATCATTGCTTCTCTTACGTGAGCAGAAGAAAGCGCTGATTGAATTGATTGTTGTGCAGTCTTGTTACCTTTAATTGTTAATCCTACGCCTCTTTCGAATACGATTGGGTTAATACCAAATGGCTCAAGAACATCTCTATCGTTTTTATCAAATGAAAATTCAAGTGATTGTACGTTAGTACCGCCTACAACACCTCTTCTTGGCCCTGCAATGATTGACCATGGTAATGCGTCGCTGTATTTATCAATATAGTTATTTGATACGTAAGCCGCTGGTGGAACAATTTTAACTCTTCCATTCTCTAGGACATTAAGACCTGGAGAGTAGTAGAATCCAAAGTTTGCACCTTCATTAAGGCTTGGTAATGTATATAATAACGTTGGGTTTAATTCTAAGTTACCACCTGTTGCAATGTGTCTTACTTCAAATGCTCCAGTTTGAGCGTTTAAGAATGATGGGTTAGTAGAAGCTTTAAGCTCATGTACCATTGGTCCGTTTAAGATCGCAGATGCATTTTGTCTTTCTTTACAAAGTAACGTAATTGCTTCTTTGTTAAGAATTGTTGGGCCTTCTAATGAACCAAATGTATCAACTACATATCTAAATGTAATAGCATCTTTATCAACTAAAGTATTTGATAAGCCGTTACCCGGTGTTAATTGTGCTAATAATTCAGAAATTTTTCTGTCATTAATAACTGCACCTTCAATCGGGAACATTGTATAAGTTGAAGTAGCATCTTCATATCTCTTAAGAGCGTATGTAGGTTCAACTTCTAAGTTTCTGTGTGTAATAAATCTATATGTATAAGTTTTAGTACCTGCTGCTACGTCTTCAACTACTGGAGCTTTTTGAATCTGTAAGATTCTTGCTAGTTTTCCAGATACTGAATCTAGAACATACATTCCTACTTTAATGTTTGAATTAAATGCAGGTTCTGCTGCAGCAATAGCAACTGTTTTAGTGAATCTAGATTTACCAGTTCCTTCTGGTGTAAATGTCCATCCAGAAGTAATTAATTCTACTCTATCGTTTTCATTAATTGTATATACTGGTAATATAGCAGTATCTGCTCTTTGGTATACTAAGAATGATGCCGCACCTGCTTCTACGTATTCACTAGAAACTGCGTCTTCACAATTTAATATAGTTTGTCCACTAACTTCAACTGCATTAATAAATTTTACCTTTTCACCAGTTGATGCACTCTTTAAGAAAGCACCTGCTGCTAAATCACCGAAAATCACATCAGCAATTGGCGCATCGATTACTAGTTTACCATCAAGGCCAACAGTAATATTTGCGTTATAAGCTACACCTGTAGTTGCATCAGCGAATGTAGGTGGATTTCCAACTGTAGTAAATGATTCGTATGTTCCATCAATTTCATTGATTCCAAACGCACCACTAACTGTAATTTTTGAATCAGTCCCGTCATCTGATATAGATATAACTTGAGAATATTCATTATTTAATCCAGCGATTGTTGATAATAAAAAGCTACCAACTTCAAGATCTGTTGGTAAATCACCAATTAATGTATTTCTAACATATAAATCATTACCATCAATTTCCACTGTTTTATTAAGTGCAAGATCATCTACAGAAACTCCCTGTGCGATATTGTGTGATAATAATTGATAATCTTGATAAAGATCAAAACCTTCACCAATAAGATCAATATTTTCTAAAGCATCTTCATTAACTGCACAGAATAAACCTGTTCTTCTTGCTTCTAGATTAATTAAAGTTTCAATATATAATTGTCTTCCTTCATTATCCATAAATTCTGGAATTAAAGATCCACTATATTGTGAAATTAAACTTACTTCTCTTAAGTTTGTAAATGCTCCTAATTGAGATTTTATTAAACCTTTAGTATCAAAATACTGCCCGTAAACTGGGTCGTTATTTAATGTAGGTGCATCAAAATTACCTTTATAAACTAAAACATCTACCATGTAATCAGAAACATATTCTAATGCGTCGATTCCTTCTGGAATATTTCCTTCACCATACCACTCTCTTGCTGTAACTTCAAAGCCTGCAACATTTGCAGCTTGTTTTACAATAATCGTAATTGGATCTTGTTTAATGTTTGTAAACGTAATAGCTTTATTTGAATTTGATTCAGTATTACTAGCTGCTGCTAACACTTTCGCGTCAGACGGAGTCCAGAACTTATCTGTATCAAATACATCTGCATATTTTGTTGTTAAAAAAGATGCGTTGATTCCTTGTTCGCCACCATCAGTAATTAAAGACACCATACTTACTTGATCAGAATCTGCTAAAAGTGCTTCTTTTGCATCTGCTGTAGTTAAGTTAAGTGCTAAAATAGGACCTCTTGATAGAGTTTCTAATGCTGATCTGTGGAAAAACATTCCATCTTTTTCTAAAGACTTGTCAATACCACCGAAAACTTGTACGAATTGCTCAGTATCTTCAATGAATACTGGAGTGTTGTAAGGACCTTTTTTAGATCTACCTACAACTAATCTAATAGTTTCAGCAGGGATATTAACCGTCTGTGATTTGTCAAACTCTAAGCGATATACGCCTGAGCTCTTGAACTGTTGTAATTGAGGACTTAATGCCATAGTTGTTCTAATTTATTTTTTTTACTTTTATTATATATCCGGTTTATTCTTGTAATTTATTTAAGTAGGTCATAAATATCATATTGTAGATCTCCTTCGCTATCATTATCTTTAAATAATATACTTTCCATTTTATTATGTATCTCTAAATCTATAAAATCTAGGGCCTCTTCTACAAAATCTGCATAGTCAGTTGTATTAAAAAATTCAGTTGCAGTAATCGCAGTCATTATAACATCATCATGTCCCATTTGAGCCCCATAACTTCCATTTCTTAATGTACCAAATAGACTCGCTTCGATTACTGTTTCTTCATCTGTTATATCTATCCTATTATCTCCATACAATTTAGAGAAATTCTGACAAAATATTGCTTTATTATCAGATTTAAGTTTAATACCTGGTTTTAAAGTCCTTGCATCATGCCTATGTTTAAATCTTACAATCATCTCATCATCAAAATCATTCTTCTGTGGAAACACTGTTTTTAAATATTGAAAAAGAACAGTACCGTATGTATTATATTCCACAATCATTTTAACGTTCTCATTATAAAATATATCTACAGATAATGTATAAAGAACTTTTGCAAAATCTTCAATGACATGTTCATTACTTCTAAATCTAGCAACTTGCTTAAATTTAAAGAAGTCATACATTGCTCCGGCGTTATTAACCGCCTCTAGCTCTTTCATATTCATTGGCTGTAATTCAAAAATATTAATTACCGAAGCATCACCACCATTACCTTCTGCAATATCTACAGAAAATAACCAGAATTTTTCTGGATTTCTACATTCATCAATATCAAAATTAGCATCCCATTCTAAGAAACCCTTTACATCAATTGAAATATAATCAAACTCATCAAATTCATGATGTATATACTTCTTTGCACGCTTTCGCATTTTTTTAATAGAAATAGGATCTAATAAAAGATTAGAAGAACTTACAAATTCGTTTCCGTATTGTTTATTAAAGGCTTCAATAGAGCCTAAGTTTCCTAATTCTCTTTCATACCAAGCATCATCTCGATCTGGATGTTCCCACCAATCAATACGTTGTGCATTATAAACATTATCACCTCGTTCTGCACCTGCATATATTTGATAAAATTTGTTAAACCCATTTGGAGTGGATGTAATTGTAATTCTAGAAACATTAGATGCTGAAAGAGTTGGATAAACATTTTCATAAAAACTTTCTGCAATTGAAGGGTGAATGTGAGCAAACTCATCTAAGTATAAGTTATGGATTGTAAATCCAATACCTGATTTTGCCGTAGTTGATTGACCTATTAGTCGACAGCCATTATCACATCTTACATTCATTACATCATACTTAATAATACCAGGTTTCATAAAGTATGGTAGATTCTCAACTACAGTTTTAGCCTTATCAATAATTTCTTTTGTAGAATCTGATTTATTAGCAAGTAGTAGAGTGTTCTTATCAGTATTAAATGTTAAGTACCATGCATTAAATATAGAGGCTGTTACGGTTTTACCCATTTGACGAGAAGCAAGTACAATATTAAATCTTTCATTTTGAAAGTTTCTCAACATAGTCTTTTGATAATCTCTAAGTTTTACTTGTTGAATACCTTCATCTGTCATTACTACTGCATACTTCTCTGCAAAGTAAACGATATCGGTTGCACATCTTGCAAGCTCTGTAATCTCTTCATCTGTATATTCAAATACAATATTACCTTTACGTAAAAATTGTCTACCTTCATAAAAAGGTAACTTAATCTTAGGACGATAACCCTGATCCATGGCAACCAATAAATCATTGATCTGCTTAGTTGACCAAACAATTCTTTCTGACATTGCATCAGACTCTCCCTTTGGAATCCATTTATTATCGCCTACGTAATCGCTCATTATTCTTTATCTTCTTCGATATCTTCTATATCCGATGTTTTAATACCTGCTTGTATTGCAGCCATTAAATCTTTTGTACCTCTTTGTATATTTTTATCATTTGAGTCTCCGCCCGCTGCTTCTATTTCTCGAGTATCATCTCTCTTCTTGTAGATCTCAATATCTCTAGCAATACGCTTTGTAGATTCCTCAGCTGCCATTAAATACATTGTCTGTGATTTAATAATATCTAACATTGATTTCTGTAAAGTTGCTAACACCTCAAACATTCTTGGTGCTAATTCTCCAGAGTCAATTGTTTCTAGTAGAGTAGTTAAGGCTCTTTCACCTGCTTGTAATTGATAAATTAAAGAAGACATTGTCATCTCATCCATCTTTTTCTTAGCAGCAATATATTCATCTTTCTCAATGATATCTGCATCAAGGTAGAATTTCATAAGGCTAGTTATAGTCTTTTGTGCTTTCTTAGTTGCACTAGATTTTAATTCTGTATAATTAACCTGCGGTACTAAATCTTTAGAAGGCTCTGATATTGGCAAATCATTTGGATCACTTTCAACATCTAGACTTTCTTCATCTCCTATTAAAAAGTCAAGCTCTTCTCTAATTTTATCAGCCTGTTCTGAAATACTTGGTTTCTTTTCGCTCATATTATTATATTATAATCTATATATCTAGAAATGCTACGGTAAAATTTAGATATTATTTACCTGCTTTGGTCGTATCTTCTTAAGTTAATTGAAGGGATAGCGTTATCTATAATATGTGCAAGTTGATTATCTCTAACAATATATTGTTGTAAAATATTCATGTGCTGTTCAGTACCAATTATCTTTTTAAATAATCTAATATTGGTAATGTCTAGATCCGCTGGCATTAATTGATATTTCTTTTCTAACATCCATCCATAAGGACTTGAAAAATTCTTGGCAGTATGATTAATTCTTTCAAATGTTTTATTCATAGTACTTGAATTTTGCCAATTACTCATAGGATCTAATTTATATGTAGATACTGTAAATGTTTTTATTCCATTGTTTAAATTAAATACAAAACCATACCATGTTTTATTATCTAGTGCAACTTCATGTGCTATCGTATGTAAATCATTGTTAATTTTAATAATTGTTTCTTCTGCATTAATACTTATTTCTAAACCTTTATTATTTTGATATCCATCAAATATAATCTGATGTGTATTTCCTACAAACTTAGGTCTAATCCAGGCTGTAAATGCTAAATTATCTTTAACGCCAAGTTGTGATTTTTTATTATAGACTAGAAGTTCTACATTTGAATCTTGAGTAGATCTAAGATCATAGTGATTTTTAGATACTAAAGTCCATCTATTTCTAATCTCTCCATCGATAATTTTCAGTCCAGTGTTAATTCTAAACCTTGTACCATCACCAACTTCTGTAAATGTAGTTTGATATTGAGTTGGCTTAGTAGTCTGTACATATTCATCTT